GTGCTATAGCGAGCTTCAACGTTCATACCCAAATCCATTAAATCATTATAGGCTTGTTCTGCTTTGGCAGCAAGGGCATCTAGTTCGCTATCTGCTATATCGCCTAATCCTTTTACACGGGGTAAGGCGGCAGCAATTTTATCAAATTCTTCTAGTCTATCTTCTAGGCTAATAACTTCTGCCACAACAGGTTCAGGAGCCGCTAAAGGCTCGTTATCTTTTGGAAGGTCAAACAATTCTTCAAGTTTCTTAGTCATACAATTACTTATTATTTCTTGGCGCCGCTTGAAAAAATATCTTTTTCACTTATAACTCTAAATTTAATTCCCTGATTTCTACACCAAGCACTTGCGGCTTCCCACTTGGCCATGTTTTTAACGTACTGTGCTTGATTGTAAGGATTTTTTCCAACTTTTTCTAAGACCATTTGATTCTGTGGTTTTATTTCAATCATCTCTACGTGGCCTTTTTGATTTCTATCTGTATATTTGATTAAAAAATCTGGAACGTAAACTGTTTGTTTTCCTGTAAGTGGATCACGATAGGGAATTTTAACAGGTTCGCTGGCCCATTGATCTATTGCAGGATTGTTATCACAAAACATACAAAACGTAGTCTCCCAAGAACTTCTACAGTAAGGCAGTTTAGTGCCTACGTATTTTTCAGGATTTTTAGGAGTATAGACGCTTTGTGCAAACTTAAGACTCATGCTAATATATTACGTTGAACTTGAACAAATGGCGCTACCGTATTAGCAATGCCTAAGTAACTAGATTTGTATCTGTTATAATTTAAAATTTGTGTAGCAAGAACACTTAAAGATGCGGCATCTTGACCGCTCATTGAATCTATGATGGTCATAGGATTAATTCCATCTTGTTGACATTGTGTCATGATCACTAATGTGATAGACTTTGCCGTACTAGAATCGAATCCTTTGTTTTCAAAAAATCCTACCATGGCATTAAATGAACCTGCATTTAATTGTATAGGCGTTGAATAAAATCCGTTAAAAGTGTTTATTACGCTGTCAACAGTATTTCCACTTGGTGGTGGAACGGTGGGTAAATTGCTAAGATTTTTATTCATATTAATTGTCGAATAGACCTACTTGTTTTATTGAAGTTACTGTGCCACTACCAGTCGGAAGATTTGCGTTAGGGTTATATGGTGAAGCTGCCAATGTTCCTTGGCCGTTTTGAATTCCTGCGGCATTGACGATGTTTGCGGGGTTAGTACTAATTGCACCAACTAGTCCGCTCTTCAACATATTATTTAAATTAATACCATAGACGTTCCATGCAGCTCTTGGATTATTTTTAAATGATTTTATAATATTGATATCGTTGATAATAGAACCTAGAGATAGGCCAGCTTTTTGTTGTTGTCGAGGAGCTGGTTCGTATTGTTGATACGGCGGAATAATTTGTGTTAAGTCGTTTAGTGGAGATTCTTTTCCACTTAAGAAATTAATTTTAGCAGGAGATCCGTTAGATACTGATTGACCATCTATAGGACTTTGACTGTTGTCGTAAGTAGCAGAGTCGAATAAATCAATACCGTTTGGCCCGTTTGACGTCATTTTTCCAGTTGTATATATTACATCTTCATATACTAAATCCATTTTATTACGTAGGGGTTTTGAATTATCCTGTGCAATCTGGTCATGTGCCCATGCAGTTATTAAAGGATTTATTAAAGTAAATTGTGTATAATCTTCGTGTCCTGGGCCGCGATGTAACAAATAAATGTCTATACTATCTAAAAAATAAGGGGATTTAGAACCCCTAACTTGCGGATTAAATCCATATAGGTAATCATTTACTCCAAATTTTGTATCTGCAAAAGTCGATCTTACACCTGCACTTCCTGATTGATCTCCGTAATTACTATCTTGATAAAAATATTTGTAATAGTTAATCCAAAAAGCATTTGCAGATCCTCCAACATCATCGTGAAAGCTAATTGATACAGGATCGTAGTTTAATTTTGTCTGTACGTTAGTTTTTCTATTATACTGATTAAGCGTATCTGTTGTAATTTTAAATTTAGGCAAAACAACTTCTTTGGCCAACAAAGCAGGTAATCTACTATCCCAAGTAGGCAATTGTGGAATGTTTTTATTAACATTAAATTTTACCACATACATGTGTCCAAATTTAGGAACATTTTTGTAGTTGTCACCTAGGTATAATTTTGTAGCGTGTTCATAGGTCTGCATCGTTGTGGTCGATGGACCATCTTGTATAATACTTGTAGGGAACTCGCGCCCGTATACGCCTATTTGTGGAGGAATTGTTGCCATAGTAATATTTAGTCTACAAAAAAGCCTGGGTTTTTAGGCCAGGCTTAGTCGGGGGTAGTTTTATATTATAGTGCGGAAACTTGAGCTGTTCTTGGAACGGCTGCTCCGAAACCAAGTAGGTTACCAGCAGCATCAGTTTGATATGCGTTATCAAAACAAATTGTTAGTTCAATCTCAAGAGGATCGTTCTTTGCATAATCTCCACCGCTGTATTGAGCACCTTTAATCCAGCAACCTTGTAGTTGGAATACTTCAAGTGTTTGTGGAGTAAATGCGCCATTACCACCGTCGAGGATTTCAATGGATGTAAAAAACTTATAATCTTGACCACTAAACGCACTAGATTGTTGATAGAAATCGAACTGTTTCTGTAACTGTTCACCAACTAAGTTTGATACAGCGTTATTAACATCGTCACGAACTTTTAGTTTGATATCACCAAATTTGTGTTTACCAGCAAGTTTTACTGTGCTGTTATAAACGTCTAATTTAATTTCGTCAAATTCTGGTTTCGGACGATCAACCATTATAACTTGTTTAGTTAATTCAGTTGACGCTGTTCCATTTGTACCGAACGATACCAAGGTAACGCGGAAGCGATATCCTAGTTTTGGCATTAGCAAGCCTTGGCCTTGGCCGGGGTTACCTGCTAACGGTACTGTAAAATTGTTTAAACTTGATAAACTTGCCATTTTATGCTCCTTATTCCTTGTTATTATTGTCCTGTTGAACTATTGTTCGATCCTGTTGCTTGTTTACCATAGTTGCCAGATGCAATAGCACCAGTGTTCAACAATCTCAAAGGAATGTAGATAAATTCTACGGATTTGACTGGCTCGATAGCAACGTCAACCCATAATTCGTTTTGATCAATTCTTGTAGGTGTGTTGTTGGTAGTATCACATACAACAACATAATCATATATTGCACGCTGAGCTACAAGCTCTAACAACAAGTTTTCAATACTTGATTTAATTTCGCTTCTTGTTTGACTATCATTAGGTTCAAACAAGAACGGTTTTGACAATACGTTTAATTGACGACGTAAGTAGCAAACTAAACGTGCTACATTAATACGGTTCAATGCTGTGCTAGATGCATCTCTAGTGTATTGACCCATTACTGTTAAACCAGCGCCTGGCAATGTAGCAATTGGGTTAATATGAACACCAGCTAATACATCACGTAGACCTTGATATAAACTTGTAGTTACAAAATTACCATTAGCATCAACATAACCAACGCTACTTGCATTTGTAATGCCGCCGCGGTTAGTACCAGCCGGAGCAAACCAAGGATAAGCAACATTGTCATTATTAATGATTGTGTTTAACAACATATGACTTGCAGGAACAACAACATTGTTACCTTTGTTATCGTTTGTATAACCACTTGGATAGTAAACAGCTAGATAGTTGTCTGCTGTTACTAAACCAGCATCACCGTCAACCGCTGCCTTGGCAGCATTGCTACCCCAATTTTGTAATGTTGTTGCATCACTAGCTAAACGCATTGGAGTATCTCCTAGCACCAATGCTAGTTGACCAATATCAGAATTTAATTCAACCATCTCTGGAATTAACTCTGTATAACCTGGAGTTGCAATCAAGTTATATTTCAATGTATCTGTGTCACGAACGCCTGTGCTTGTTTTTACTACTGCTTGTAGGGCCTGAACAACAACACTACGTTGAGCAAGACGTCCAAATTGACCTTGTCCTTTAGCATTGTTAGGACTTGCTGTTACCCAACGATCTAAGCAATAACTAGCCTCAGATTCATTGTTCGCATATGGATTTGTTCCATTGGCATTGAAGTAACCAGACATGTACATTTTAACATTGTTGCTACTACGACGAGTATTATATAAACGTGTTCCACGTGGATACAATAATGGGCTTGGAGCATCTGGGTCAATATAGTTGCTAGTTAACAATGTTGCAATTGGAGTTACTGTTTCCATTACAGTTGTACCTGTGTTACTCCAACGTGCATCAGCAAACACCCAACCATAAGGGCTTGTATGATCTGTAGTATCTTGCAATACCCAACCATTTGCACCAGTTCCAGCACTGGTATTGTAAACATAAATTACTTGACCAAAATTATCAGCAGCAGAGCTATTGATCCAAATGTCGCCAGTTACTAGAGAATTGCCACCACTTTGTGTTAATGGAGCACTAGCACTAATGATAGGACCATTAGGATCTGTACTAGGGAATTGATTCAAATAACCAACCCACGCTGTTCCATTGTTATATAAAATGTCAGCATCGCCTTGGTAATTGTTAAACCACATTGTACCGTCAGCTGGGGTTTCGCCAGGAGCGGTAGGTTGTGCAGTATAAGTCATTGGATACCAGTTACTAACTTCTAGTGCAAAACCATCAGCAGATGCCGCACGATATAGATTAGCAACATTGCCAATATTTGCAGCCGAGATACCTACTTGTGATAATGGGTTACCTGTAGGTGTATCGATCAATTCAATTTCGCCACCTAGTGCGTGATTGATTGTTAAGTTATTTGTACTTGCATTCCAAGTAGCGTAAACGTTAACAATACTGCTACTTGTGTTAATAGCGGCAGCAATTTGTTGACCTAGAGGATTGATACCACTACCTTGAACATGAATAGTATGTGAAGCACCCCAAGCACCACTACTTAGAGTTTCTCTCAAAGTGAATGTTGTACCAGGAACGCTAGTTACACCACTTACTACGGAAACAGTTGTAATTCCTGTGTTGTTACGAATCCATAATGAAAAATCAGCAGTATTAGTTTCATTTGTATCAGCGTTAACAAAAATTGAGTTCAATGGAATATTTGCGCCACCGCCTACACTATCCAATCCTTGAATAGCCTGTTGTTTGCTGCCGTACACTGGAGCATTTACGCTGGTCCAAACATCTTTGTTACCATTGAAATACTTCACATCCCAAGAAGCGCCGTTAGTCACTGGTGTTGTACAAACCCAAACGCTACCAGTTGCTGTGCTAGAATTAAACACAGGATAATTGTAATTAGGAGAAATAGTTAGCGATTTGCCACCATCGAATCCGTTAGTTACTGCGATCCAACCTAATGTTGAAGACTTGTAAAATAGTTTTGCAGTTGTAGGTGTACCGTTATTGGTGTTGCCAGGAATAACCATAGCATAAGAACCTACTGTACCATAAGATGACAAAGGAATGCCGTTTGATACATTAGCACTATTAGATTCATCAATAATGCTAGGAGTAATTAAACTGAAGCCGCCTTGTCCATAATTGGCAGAAGCATTCCATACGTTGATACCAAAGTTGCTATCAGCAGTGTCGACCCAAATAGAACCAGCCATTGGAGTTCCGGTAGGTTGATTATTAGATCCAACAATTTGTCCAAGATCAACATCAGCACGTACAACATACGCTTGGCTACTTACACCTAAAACACTGTAAGCAGATTGCAAACCGTATTCGTTAACTTCGCTTGCATTTACAGGAGTACCTGAAACTGTTTGGAAATATGGAGTGCCAAAGGTGCTTACTAAATCTTGTTGACTAGTGATTACCCAAATAACTCCTGCATTTTCTCTTAGTGTACCTGGGGCGATTCCTGTGCCGCTGGCATTTTGTTTATTTTCTTCAGTTGCTACGAAAATTAACGGAATGGTACCGGGCGCGGCGGGAGTATAAAAACTCTCGTCGATTACTGATACGCTTACGCCAGGTGATTGTAATGTTTGTGCCATCTTAAAAACTCCTTAGTGGATTTACTTTGTTTTATTTAGTGCCAAATTGAAAAAAATCCCGGTTAAATACCATGTAAAAAGGGCACAAAAAGGGCGGGCAAAATGAGAAATTTATGTAAAGAATGTAGATCCAGGCCTGTGGCCATTAACTATTATAAAGATGGTCAACCGTACTATAGGTCAAAATGTGACCATTGTGCTAAAGGAAGAAAAAAAGAAAGGCCATTATGGGCCTTGTACGGATATAAGAAAAAGTCAGTATGTGAAAAATGCAATTACACTTCTAAATATCCAGAGCAGTTTAATGTGTTTTATGTAGACGGTGACCTACATAATAATAGATTTACTAATCTAAAGACAGTATGCGCCAACTGTCAGCGCATACTGCATAAACAAGGTGTTAAGTGGAAGCAGGGAGATCTGCGTCCGGACCATTAATAATATTTTCCAACTGTGCGTAGAGATCGTCAATCGAAGAATTGTTAAAAACAGTAAAGTCTGTTGGATAGCCAACCCATGCAGTTTCGCTATCGTGAATCTTTAGTTTTTCCATCTTTGTTTTACTCAATGACCAGCTAGTATTGCCATCTGGGCCTCGGTTTACACTGGCAGCGGCTTCAAACCAAGCAGGGTCATCGCCTCGTTTGATACGAACAACAATGCCACCTGCATCATGAATGGCTTTAATTTCGTTAGGGAAACGCACATCACTGATAACAATGTTGTCAGTGGTTTTACGCATCTTGTTCTCTACACTGGCAATCCAAATATCATCATGAAATCCGTGACGACATACTTCGGTACCCCAATATTGTAATACCCAGCGAGGTGTTAATTCGGGCATGTCGAGTCTTTTAGCCCACCAAGGATCTACTTGTTCTCGCCATTCACGGGCTTCCTTCGTGCGACCTTCTAGTAGAACTCTGTCCCAACCGAATACTGCGGCTACGGCATCTTTAAGTGTGTTGGCAAAACTGTCTCGTCTAAATCCATGTGAATTTACTAAAAAGTCTGCGGCAGTATCTTTGCCAGAACCAATTAAACCTACAAAGCCAATAATCATACATATCTCCAGCGATATATAAGTTTATAACAGTTAGATTACAAATGTCAACAATTATTTTTAGCCAGTTACCCAAGTTAATGGAGTATCGCCTGTTTTGTAGTTAATTAGATCCATTTCTAATTGATCCATTTCGGCTTTACCTTCAGCTTTAAGTTGCGATCCATTTAATCCACTGCTACCTTGTGGTCCAGCAATAGCAGGGAATTTTTCACGAGCTTGACCCAACATTACCTTAGCATTGGCTAAGGAATAATCCTTTAACCACTGCCCTGCATAGACATCACTTAATAGGTTAAAATCTGGACGGTAA